TGTGAACGACCAACCTCTTTCGCTGCACCGTTCTCAATGATGTAATGCTTAAAGGGGAAGAAATTTAACTTAACATGATTGTCTGCAACACTTTTTGGATTCTTTTTTCTGCCAGGTGCAAACGGAATGTGTTCAAATGTGAGAACTCTAAATACAAGATCGTCAACTAAAATTGTGTCAGGCTTCACTTTAAACTCTGAAAGTTTTGGCCTATCTGGGCGACTTGCAACAGCAGCTTCAAACGCAGTTACACCCATTCTTGCTGCCCTTGTTATCTTACCTTTTTCCTGTACCTCGGATAGATAAATTTCTTGAATGTTTTCTACAATAACATCGTAGTCGCCGTATTTAGGATCAATATATTCTGAAAAAGAATTCTTGCTGCGATGAATTTCTTTAAGCATATCCTTATTGTTGAGATAGTTTACTTTCTTAACCGGAATCATCACGGGTACTTCCGGAATGTCTAGTAGGTCTTCGTCGTCTTCGATTTGATCATTCATTAAGATCTTCTCCTTTAAAGGGTTTTGTACAGTGTAACACAAAGAAGTTCAATGGTCAAGGGGTTCGTAATTAACATGTGTGTTTATAGTCAAGATAAATAAGAAGATAGGAGACTTTCCGCATGCCACAACAAGACTATAGAGCAAGATTACAGCCTAAGGATATGAGCCGGGCTACGACTATTCTTGGCCCACGTGATAACACAAATATATTATTTCCCCTGTACTCTACTCGCGGTGTGCTTTTTCCATATACTCCAGCAATTGTTACTGGTAATGTTGCTGAATATGATAAAAGCAGCTTCACTCATACCATCTACGATTACAATGCCTACATTCGCTCATATCCAAAACCCATAAGTATTACAGCCGAATTCACAGCGCAGACAACGGATGAAGCACTATATTTATTAGCGGTCATCCACTTCTTCCGTGCAGTTACGAAATCATATTTTGGAATTACACCATATAACAGAGCCGGTACTCCGCCACCTATTTTATTATTTAATTACCTTGGTGAATTTCAATTTAATAATGTTCCAGTGTTACCAAAGTCCTTTGATTTTACATATCCTGCAGATATTGACTATGTGCCAGTGAATACAGCTGGATACAGTTATTCGACGACGGGAAACGAAATGGTTAACCTGCCTGCAAATTCCTCAAATGGATTCTCATATGTTCCAACACATATGACTGTTAGCATCGAACTCGAAAATCAGTACGTACCCATCAAGCTTAGAAATGAATTTAACCTCGATGAATTTAGATCTGGTAAATTAGTTGGCAAGGGATATATTTAATGGCACAAAATTCAAAAGACACAAGTCAATATCTGTCTACACCTGTTAAAAACTGGTACCTGGATCTTTGGGTTCCGAGAACTGTTACCAAAAGTGACTTTGATAAAATTATAATAATTCCGCCAGCATACGATCAGCGCCCTGATCTACTGAGCCAGGAAGAATATGGCACACCGAGACTATGGTGGGTTTTCTGTCTCAGAAATCCAGATCTAATGATTGACCCAATTAATGATTTTGTGGCTGGACTTGAAATATTTGTACCATCAAACGTATTGAACCAATAATGGCTGATAAAGAATTCATGGCGCCACGTCGTGGTGGCACAGCAACTGAGCAACGTCTTTCGGCGAGGGTAGCAACAACTGACGGTACCAGAAATGATGCCGGGTATGGTCGTGGCGGCCAAGGCGGACCAACAGCAGTAGAGTTGCGTGCGCATCAGATCGGAGGAGGCAGGGGCAATGTCAACCCACCATTTGTGAAACCCGATGATAATTATTCCCATGAAGCGAACAATATAGTTCCGAGTGGTACAGTAAATCCCAATGACTTAAATATTAAGATTCAACCTAACATTCTAGATAATTATGATGCAGTTACGTATCATTTCAAATTATTCATTACAGATCCGGTGTCTTCGAGTACGGGTGATATATTTACAATTAAAAATCAGACTATCATCGCCGAAACTGGCATCACCGATCTTACTATAGATAATGTGGAAATTCGAAGTCTGGTAACGCCGTCAGTTGAGTCGGGCACCGGCGTATTTACTAATATAAAATTTGAAATTACAGAACCGTCCGGCGCAGGTTTAATAGACAAACTTTTCTATCAGTCTGTTGCATTAGGTATCGGCAATTGGGCAACAATGCCGTTTTATCTTCAGTTACAATTTAAGAATAGAGATGCGGCAACGTCCGAGCCCGACGACGGAGCCTTAGGTGACCTTGCTATTCTAAAGTGGTTTTATAGTATCAAATTGAGTCAAATTAAGGCAAGCGTTTCATCAGTTGGGACAAAATACGAATTTATAGGTGCACCATATAATGAGTATGCATTATCAAATGCAATCTCTTCCCTTCGGCATAACACGACATTGGACAACTTAGACAACTTTGAAGATGCAATGGCAAAATTACAAGATAAGCTAAATGCTGATCAAATGACTAATCTACTATTTAATTATAGTATACCGGATAGTTTTAGAATTATCGTCGACTCGGACTTAGCAGGTGCTAAGATAACACCAGTTGATAAGAATACAAACTCGCGCCGTCATGATAATTTTGTAACATTCGAAAACAAGGATGCATCATTTTCCTACGGCACAACAATAGACAAGGTTATTGATTCCTTGCTTGCAAACACAGACTACTATCAAGAAGGAATGCTTCGCGCTGAAACTGCTGGACAATCCGGTGTTCCTATAACACAAGAATCTAACCAGATGAAAGATTTCTGGAGAATTGTGGTAGAGACCAGACCACTACAGTTTGATCCAGTTAGGCTGACCGTAGCAAACGAATATACAATATTTGTCGTTAAGTACGATATAGGTATACTTGATGACAGTGTTTTTCAGACAGTAACCGGGCCATCAACATTAGAGGCTGCACGAAGAAGACTAGCAACGTACATAAAGAAAAACATTCTGAAGAAAAAGTATGATTATATTTTTACGGGGATGAATGATCAAATTATTGAATTTGATCTAACAATCAATAATGCATTTGCAGTATCAAATTCAAGATTTAGTGGTGTATATTCAAATTCAGCAATGTCGACTAAGGGTGTCACTACACACGATCACGCCCTTGAAGAAACAAACGTCCGAAATGCAATACTGGCTGCAATTTCCTTGCAGCATAATACTAAATCAGAAAATACAAGGTCGGCATCGTATGCAACAGCAGGCGCAAGGGATGCTATCGAAAAGTCTAATTTACCCGAAGCTACTAAGAAAAGATTTTCCGTAATACTCGAACAATCCAAGCCTGAGAGCAGAATGTCATTTATTAAAGATGTGCAAACAAGGGGTGGTTTAAACAACGACGGGACCTTGTCAGAATCTAGAACTAAAGCTACTAACCTAGCTAAACCTATTTCTGAAAAAATATCTCAGCAACAGTTTAACTTTATATCCGATGTTGATATTGAATCGCAGGCGGCAAAATCTGCCTATACAAATCTTATGGAAAATAGTAGAGGAAAGTTGCGCCCTGTTGCCATATTTCCAAATTTCCAAGATCAGCAAATTGGCCTCGGAGTTGAGTCAAATAGTAATTCGGGATTACAAAAATTATCAAACATGTTTTCTGTTGCGTTGCATAGTAATATGGATAACACATTTCAGAAGATTAAAATGAAAATTAAGGGCGATCCTTTCTGGCTATATCCGCAACCAACTGTAGACGATAAAGAAAAATTTTATAATTCACTTAAGACACCCGAAGAAGCAATTAAGTCTATAAAACAGAAAATTTTTAATAATTTTGACGCCGCTAATTTCTTTGGAACAGATAATTTTTTAATTATACGTTTTAGGTCTCCGAGGATTTATAACTTAGATGAAAATCCCGATTCGGATAATCCTAATGTAGAAATAGAGACATTCAGCGGGATATATAAAGCAGTGGAAATAAAGAGTATTTTTAATGCAGGTAAGTTCACGCAAGATATTGAAGCCAATATTGATCCCGAACTCAGGATGCTTGATATTAAGGATCAGATTGAGGCTATTTCTGCAATAAAGCAGACAGCGACAGAACCGCTCGATCTTAAGAAACAGTTTGAACTGCCACTACCACTAAGTGCAATAAAGACACAAAGAATTATGGGCACATTAGATATTAAGGGAATAGAAAATCAGACCAGGACACTTACCGGCCAGGTACAAGAGCTCGGAAGTAAAACTGTTGGCCAGGCAGTTGGAAGTTTATCTAATGTTCCGGATCCGGCCAACCTTACGCCCGATGAAATTCTTATTAGGCGTGGCATTAATCTCACCGGCCCCACTGGAGCATAATGTCATATCTTGATACCAACGCTCGGACTACGCAGCCGACGCAAAACGAAAAATTTAGCCAATTGGGTAGATTCCCAATGCACTTTGGTGTGTTTCTTGGATTTGTAAAAGATGCAGCGGATGTGCAAAAGAACGGAAGACTTCGCGTATGGATACCCGAATTTGGATCGCCACCATTTGAAGAGCAGGGATGGATAACAGTTAATTATTGTTCTCCTTTTGCCGGTGCTACTAACGTGGATACAATTAGTAAGACTGACTTAGAAAACTTTGAAAAGACGCAAACCTCCTATGGTATGTGGATGATCCCGCCTGATATTAATAATGAGGTGTTGGTTATGTTTATAGGCGGCGATCCTGCCAGAGGTATCTGGATTGGATCAATGTTCAATCAATTTATGAACAATATGGTTCCTGGTATGGCCGCTGATATTAATAGTTGGCAATATCCGGGGAAGGCGGTGCCATTAGCTGAGTACAACAAATGGAACAAAAAGGTAGTTCAGCCTGATCGCGCATTTAAGCCGTATGAAAAAACAAAGTTTAAGGGTGTAGGAAATCAAGGACTTATTACAGACCAATCCCGTGGCATTACAACATCTAGTGCAAGACGTGAATCACCGAGTAATGTTTTTGGAATTCTGACCCCCGGCCCGGTCGTTGATTCGACTGTGCCAGCAGCTGATATTCGACGTAAAGGTGGATCATCCTTTATTATGGATGATGGCACGGGCACGGAATATGTTCAATTAACAACAAAATCCGGAGCGCAAATTAGATTAGATGAAACCAACGGATTTGTATATCTCATCAATCGAGATGGTACCGCATGGGTGCAGATGGATCAAAAGGGAAATGTAAGTATCTTTGGAGCATCTACTATTTCCATGAGGGCACAACAAGATATTAATCTGCGAGCAGATAGAAATATCAATATCGAAGCAGGACAGAATATTTTCATGAAGGCTGCTAAAGATACAAAAACATCAACAACATCCTTTACGTATGATGTGAATAATATTCCCAAACCAGCGACGATTCCCTATAATAAGTTTGTGGGAGAAGGTGCCGGCGAGGGTGGTAATATTGTAATGCAGGCACTAAACAATACCCATACTACAGTTAAGAACAATTCTTATATTACAATAGGAAAGAACCTTGAACTAAAGATAGGAGAAACAATTGACATAAGTGCAGGATCTGAATATAACCTAACTGCGCCATCTATTAAGAATGTAGGTGCTGTTAAGATCCGTGGAACACTTGATGTTACAGGTGCAACAACTCTTGGAAATACATTAGGCGTAAACCAGGGCATAAGTGCCCAGAGTGGGAGTTTTTCTAATAATCTTAATGCACTGTCTTTAAGTCTGTCGGGAGGTATTACAGCTGGGACTATTGTAGGAACATTCCCGGGATTACGCAGTGGCCCAGGCGCATCAACGGGTGGCCCTGGTTCGGCTGGTTCGGCTGGACCGTCAGTCAACATTCCAACGCCTCCAGCGGTAACTCCTGCCGAAGTTAAACAACTTGTTGAAAAGATTAACATCCTTGCTACGTGGGCAGACCCGGAATCAAAATTCAAAAGAAATTCAGAATCCGTCCAGACAACTGTCAGCGTATTACCGACGTATGAACCTAGTCCCGAACACGAAACATTTACATTTGCGTCAATTACCGGCTACAAGCCTGCTCAGACCGAAGGAGCAAAAACCTATGAAGGGTCATCCGGCGGCGGAGCAACAACCTCTCCGGCACCAAATACCGATCCTGGTGCAAACAATAAGGATCTCCCGCCGACACCTGCCACCGAAAGTGCTGTGTCTAAAGATTTCAATATGGCCGCATATGAATGCCAGTTGAAAATTCATGAAGGTGTAAAATATGTTTCGTATAACGATTCACTAGGTTTACCAACTGCCGGAATCGGTCATTTATTAAGAGCAAACGAAATATCTCAATATCCTGTACCTACACCTGTTACACCGGCACAGGTAACTGCCTGGTTCCAAATAGACGCGCCTATTTCAATATCCGGTGCTCAAAGATTAATAGGCATCGATACCTGGGGAAATCTCTCCGATGTAAGAAAACGAGCCTGTGCCGATCTATGTTATAATATGGGCGAAAATAGATTATCAAAATTTGTCAGATTTATTGCAGCCATGAAGGCAGGTAATTATGACCTTGCAGGGCAATCTCTAAGGGAATCAAAGTGGTTTACGCAGGTAGGATTACGGGGCCCAAAAATTATCGCAATGATTGTACAGAATATAGATCCTAACGGGTGCGATAAGAAATTTCCCGCCGCTTAATATACTCCCATTTAATTCTGTTGATAAATAACAGAAAGGGAGCATTATGGCATCTATTCAAACCGGTCTAGTACAGCAAAAGCGAGTTACTCGTACACCCTTCTTCATAGGTTTCAATACAGTGAATCAACCTAATCCCCCGTATTCGTTGACTAATTTGGAATTAGTTAAAAGAGACATACTTAACCACTTTGCTACACCAATGGGTGCAAGGGTAATGCTTCCATCTTTTGGAACTCGTATATTTGAGATGTTGTTCGACCCGTTCGACGAATATACAAAGAATGCAATTGTTGAAGATGCAGTGCGTGTAGTAGGATCAGATCCTCGTGTTGAACTAGTGTCGGTAGACGTATTTCAGGAAGATCAGGCATTAAATGTTATATTGACTCTTTTATTTAGACCAGAGTCAGTGACCGATAATCTATTCGTCACGTTTAGTCTTAAGGACAGGGAGACATTTTAATGTCAGAATCAATCCGCCAATCAAACTTATTTGCTGCTGAAGATTATAAGAAAGTTTTTAAGGCATATCAATTTATTGATTATACTGCTTACGACTTTGATACGCTAAAGCAGGCTCTAATCAATTACATACAAACATACTATCCAGAAGACTTTAACGATTATATTGAAAGTTCTGAATTTATTGCAATTATTGAATTACTTGCATACTTCGGTACTAGTCTTGCATTTAGAACCGACCTAAACAGTCGTGAAAACTTTATTGACACTGCCGAGCGCAGGGAAAGTATTATCCGTCTTGCACAGATGGTTAACTATGTTCCTCGCAGAAATATTCCTGCAAGCGGACTATTTAAGATTGCTGCCGTGCAGACAGATCAGCCACTGACAGATTCAAATGGGGTAAACATTAACGATCTGACAATCTACTGGAATGACCCAAACAATCCAGATTGGTTTGATCAATTTGTGCAAATTTGCAATGCTGCATTCAGCACACTTAACCCGTTTGGTCGTCCAACAAAGAGTGGCACAATTGGCTCGATTCCGACAGATTTATACCAGCTAAACAATGTAACAAAATTGACCGTTACTTATCCAACCACTATTAGTATTAATGGTCAGCAATTCCCAATTGATATCTGTAATCCTGATTTTGTAACAAACGACACAATCTTTGAGCGTGATCCCGATCCTGCTAATCCGTTTAACTTTATCTATAGAAACGATAGCCTAGGTGTTTCATCTGATAACACTGGTTTCTTTTTGTATTTCAAACAAGGTAACTTATTTAATATTGACACGAACTTTGAATTTGCTGTACCAAACAGAGTCTTCCCAATTGATATCCAAAATATCAATCAAGACGATGTATATGTTCAGGAAACGGATCAGGCCGGCAATGTCTTATCAAAATGGATTAAGGTACCTGCATTAGCCGGCGAAAATATTATCTAAAACAGTATCCAATTCTCTGAGAGAAATATATTTGATGTAATCTCGGGCGCTGGTGATACCATAAGCATTAGATTTGCTGATGGTAATTTTGGTAACGTTCCTACTGGGTTATTTAGAACATGGGTCCGTGTTAGTGCAAATCAAGCACTTGTAATTCGTCCCAATGATGCACAGGGTTTGCAGATTAATATTCCGTATATAGGGGCAGATTTATTACCCTACACATTAAGAATTATTTTCAATCTAGAGCAAACAATCGGCAATGCTGCTTCTGCTGAAACAAATGAGCAGATTAAGTTGCGTGCCCCGGAAGTATTTTCCACACAATCAAGAATGGTTAACGGCAGTGACTATAATGTCCTACCATTAGTCTATGGAAATCAGATTGCAAAAATACAAGCAATCAATCGTACCTATAGCGGGCAGAGTCGTTTTATTGACCTTAACGATCCGACAGGTTTTCATCGTGACCTAATTATATTCGGACAGGATGGCGCATTGATTAGAGATAATCAAAATATACTTGAACAAGTTATTAAAGATTCATCAAACTCGGGTAATATTGAAACAATTCTTATAAACACTATTCAGGAGATG